GTCCTGGGCGGCTAACGCGGCCAGGTGTTCGAGGTGCTGCAAGCTATCGGCCAGCGCCAAGGCGCGGTGTTCGACGCCAGCACCGGGCAGGCTATCCCCTGGCACCCCGAAGCGCTGGCGCTGCTGGATTTCTGCAACCGGGCCGAGACCATCACCCGGAGCGCGGCGCTCGCTAAGGCGCGCATCCGGCGGGCCGAGACCGGGCGCAAGGGCGGGACGCCTACCAAGCTGACCGGGAAGGCCAAGGAGGCTGCTATGGCTATCTGGCTGGACCCGGCACTGACCGGCGACCAGGCGGCCGAGAAGATCGGCATTTCGCCCAGCACGGCATACCGCAAGCTGGGCAACCGGGATCAACCTATTTTTGGTAGAAAGGCAAAATCATGAGCCCGCACGCGCCGATCACCACTCTGGCAGAATGGGACGAGATGAACCTAGCCGAAGTGGTAGAGGGGAACATGGGCGCAGAGAGAGGCGATCCAGAGCCAGGAGCGAACCATAGCCGATCTTACCACCACGGCTGGCGTACCCGCATGATGGACTTAGGCGAAATTCCCGTGCCGCCGGAGCATGATCGCTTGGTGCGCGGCGCTATGGATCGAGACCGAGTTGCCAGAGGCGAAAAGCCGCGCTGGCCGAACGACATGAAGGTAATGAGATGAGGGATTTGCGGGAGTTGGATAAATACCGAATTGATGATTTGCCTGATGAAGATAAAAAGTATTGCGGTATGTTTTGCGTTCCATCGAAAAATAGCGGAAGAAATTTAAGGGTCATCGCTTCAACTGATATGGGATGGGATCACGTATCAGTAAGCCTTATTTCAAGATGCCCAAATTGGCTGGAAATGGAACAAATCAAGCGTATGTTTTTTGATTATTATGAGACGTGCTGGCAATATCATGTACCATATTCGGATCATATAAACATCCATCCGAATGTTTTGCATATCTGGCGCAAGCATGATTTTGAAATGCCCATGCCGCCCATCGAAATGGTGTAATTTATATTTATAATCATCTAAGATGAAGTGTATTTACAATTAGAAAATATTGGTCAATAACAGTCTTGTTGTATAAACCAAGACTGGATAAATCATGAAGATTATGGGTTTGATTGTTGGTGCTGGCATGTTTCTGCTTCCCGCAACTTCCTATGCGCGGGAATGGATCGTGGAAGATGTCCAAGCAGCAACATGTGAAATTCTCCCGTGGGGAGGTGCAACCTCTCCATACGATGTCGAAGCTCAGCTAAGGAGCGAAGGCACCGTTCCCACCATCACGGAAACAAACAATCCTGATGGATCATTGGCAACCGTCACTCTGACAACTGATGAAGGCCAGAACGATACAACCGAAATTGAATTTTTCACGTCCATGGATGGATGCCAGGATCAATTGGCCTCAGATATTAAAGATGGCATTGTCACCGATCCAAACTCCCTCCGGTAGGAAATCTATCTAATTAGTATTGCATCTTCATCTACGATGTGATTTATTCACAATGGCGATGGAGATGCCTAATGCCAGACCAAATCCCGGAACTGACTCCTGTTTCAAGCACGCATTTGGATGCTGTTGGATATGATGACTCCACCCAAAAGCTTTATGTGCGGTGGAAAGACGGTCAGATTTCGGCATATGACAATGTGCCTCCCCTCATCGCCAGCGATCTTCAGAATGCGCCTAGCGTCGGCAAGGCGTTTAACTCGATGATACGCGGCAAGTATCAGCATCAATATGTGGAAAGATAAAGACTAAATGGCTAAATCGACTAAGAAGACCGGCCCCATGAAGGCTTGCATTTACACGCGAGTCAGCACGGCCGATCAATCCACCGATAACCAGCGCCGTGAATTGCTTGAGTTGGCGGAAAAGCGCGGCTGGGAAGTGGTGAACGAATATACCGATCACGGCATTAGCGGCGGCAAGGGCAGAGAGGCCAGGCCGGGGCTGAATGCCATGCTGAAGGCGGCTGATGCGGGGGAATTTCAGATCGTTCTCATTTGGGCTACGGATCGTCTCGGCCGCTCTCTGGTGAACCTGATCCACACGCTCCAGGATTTGGAGGCGGCAAAGGTCGGTCTCTATATCCACACACAGAACCTAGACACCACCACTCCAGCCGGCCGAGCAATGTTTGGCATGCTTGGCGTGTTTGCGGAATTCGAGCGATCCATGATCCAGGGGCGAATTAAGGCCGGTCTAGCGCGGGTCAAGGAAGAAGGGCGGCGCCCTGGCCCCAAGGGAATTGAGGTAAGCGATCCTGAGCGTTACCGTCGCGTGGTGGAATTGCTGGCCAATGGTATGCGTCCGTGGGTGGTGCATAAGACCACCGGCACCGGACATTCTACCGTTCTGAGAATTCGAGATGAATTGAGAGCAGCGGCCGAATAATCAATTATGAAATGTGAGTCCAAAAATGAGGGAAAACTTCAATGAAAAGCTATGAAGAAATAACAACAATTGAGGAATTCTGGAGTAAATTCGAGAAAGAAACGCTGGATGGAATGGGGAAAGATCAGCTTGAAATGGTGCGAGTTATCTTTTTCACTGCATGTTCTGGAATATACACAATGATAAAATCAAATCTATTTAATAGGGAGGGGGATATTCGTTTGAAAATTGAATTTATGAAAGCGCTCGAAGCCGAGATACGACAATTCAGCTCTGATTTGGTTACTGACAAGTTCAAACGCATAAAACACTGAGGAAAAACATGCACATTTTGAAAATCATTCTCCAGGGCGTTGGAGAAACTGTCATGCTTAGATTCAAGAAAAAAGATGATGCGATAACATGCCGAAATCAAATCCAAGAAGCTATGCAGACAAAAGACGGAGCGTATCCAAGCCCCGTAGATACAGAGGACGACTTCGGACTGTCCGTTAAGATTCCGCCGTATGGCGTCCTTCTGATGCAGATAATCGACTTTGAGAAGGCCGCTGAAGGTGATGCTATCTGGCATTACAACCAAAAGAAAATCCAGGAGCGCGTAATAAACCGCCTAATGGCCGAACACCCAATTATTAGAAATGCTTTCCAGTAGATTCTTCTTGATGGCTATGGAGGCGCCTTGATAATGGCCTGAAATGGCCACTAAATCTGGCAAATGGCTCAGGGCGTTCTCCCAATTCATCGCAAACCTGCGGATCGACAGTAAAGAGTCCGCAGCGGAATCGCCTGAAGAAGGCACAAAGCTGGAGTTATGGGAGAGCCAGCAGAGAGCATTGGACTTCATCGGCAATGGGCTTGATGAAGGAATCCATATTTTTCTGATACTTAAATCACGACAGCTCGGCATTTCCACGATCACGCTGGCCATATTGCTCTTTTGGCTGGCAATCCATCCCCGAATTTTCGGCGCCCTGGTAATAGACAATGACAAAAACAGTCAAGCTTTCCGAGACGTTTTAACGCGATACATGCGGAGCTTTCCCCAAAATTACTTTGGGAAATCATTCACCATAACCAAGAATAACGCTGCTTTCCTGGAATTTTCCAACGGCTCTCGCCTGGATTTCTTGGTTGCTGGCAAGTCAAAGACGACATGGGGTGAATCCCGCGCCTATACCGTGGCGCTTCTTTCCGAGGTTTCCAAATACGGCCGCGTGGAGGGCCTGAATTCCTTTATGGAAACCATGTCGATGGATAACCCGAACCGTCTCTACATATTTGAGAGTACGGCACACGGGCAAAATCATTGGCGCGGCATGTGGGAAGACGCCGGGACCGATATTTACGTCAAACGCCGTCTTTTCGCCGGTTGGTGGAGCAAACCGCTTAACCGGATCGACAATAAAGACCAAAGATTCAAGGTTTTTGGCGCCTCTCCCCCGTCTATCCGGGAAAGGGAGAAGTTAACTGAGGTGAAGGAAGCCTATGGCTGGACCATCACCCAAGAACAACTTGCCTGGATCAGGTGGAAAGAATCGAACAAGACCGTATCCAAGGAAATGTTGGATGAAAACCAGCCTTGGACGGAAGACGATGCTTTTGTTTCCACGGGCATGTCATTTTTCCAGATACGCAAAGTCACGGATAACCTTGAGCATGCCAGAACGGTTCCATCCCTATGGTACAGATATTACCATGGCAATAGCTTCATGGCATCAAAGTGTGAGCAAATCGTAACGCCAGAGCGGTATAATGAAGTGGAGCTGCGGGTGTGGGAAGAGCCTATTCCAGGCGCCCGGTATGCCATCGGTTTTGATCCCGCCTATGGACGCAATGATAATGCCGACAACAGCGTAATTTGCGTTGCCCGATGCTTCGCGGACAAATGGGTTCAAGTCGCTGAGTATTCCAGCAACAATCACACGGCAGGGCAAGCCGCGTGGGTGATGGCTCATCTAGCCGGCTGGTATTCAAACTGTATTGTAAACCTGGAAATTGGCGGTCCTGGCGACCAGGTGATGATGGAGCTTAATTCCGTTCGTCAACAGCTTCGCTCGGAAGAGTACCAAAAGGCGATGAATATGCCTGCTGGAGCTACGAACTTTCTGGAAACGATGCGATGGTATCTTTACCATCGGCCGGATTCAATGGGCGCGGGATATGTCTATAACTGGCAGACATCGGTGCGGACAAAATTCCGGCTTCTAGGTGGATTCAGAGATAGTCACGTAACCGATCAAATCGTGATTAATTCCGTATTCTGCCTACGGGAAATGTACGAGGTTGTGCAGGAAGGCGCGGAGGTTGGGGCGCCTGGCGGTTTACATGATGACCGCGTTTTCGCGGCAGCTTTGGCCGATGAATGCTGGAAAAGCTGGATTCGTCCGTCAATGATAGCTCAAGGACTGACATATGAGCGAGCCATGAAGTCAACGGATCATGTGCAGTCTAAGGTGTCCGATGTCCTGAATGAGAGCGTTATGCGGGCATTGAATGCGCCCAAGCCGCAACCGCCGATCAACAAATTCCTGTCAGAACGAGGATTAGCATAGAGGAAGGATAAATTCATGCCACGCTGGCCCAATCCAGAACTTGAGAAACTAGAATCTCAGCCACCGGCCGCGCCCGCGACTCCGCCTAAGATTCCGGTTTACGATTATCAGGAATTGAATCCTGAAGACGCGGAAACGCGGCAATATCCCTATAACGGGGAAACCGTAATTGTCTCAGACGATCCAAAATATGTCGGGTTCGCCGCGAGATGGCGATCAACGCGACAGTTAAAGGGATGGAAATGGGTAAAAACTGGAAAATGGGAGACGCCAACCCTAAATTTCCCTCTTCAGTTTGACCCTCTGTACTGGCGCGAGATTTCCAACTTGGAACATTTGTAATGGATTTCTGGATAAAAAACCGATGCCAGGACTGCTCCCACGTCTACCGGTTCAAGGCGACAAGTGACTTGCCTGATGCCGGTGACGTACCTGACAAGGCATGTCCTAAGTGCAATGCGGTGCAGAAAACACGCGGCCTGGACATAGAAGCAGGGAAAGCGCCGTCAATTGGCGGATCAAAAATCGTAAAGGCCATGGATATGGCCGCAAATCTGGTGATGGAAGATCACGGCATGACCGATCTCTCATCGGATGGGCGAGAAGGATCAGTTATGGCGCCAAGGCTTCCGCCTGGACAGCAGCAGCGCGCAGATTCGATGTTCGGAACGCCCAAGATCGGAAGTAATGCCTTGAATGCGAGGGTAAGAGGCATGGTGCAGGCCGCAGCTCAAGGAAAGGCCCTGGGGGCTTTTGCGCGACCTCCAGACCCCAAAGCGCCAAATCCGGTCGAGATGATCCACCGCGCTAAGCAGAAGCCTCCCGTGCAGCTTCTAAACCCGCGCAGGCCAGATGGGAGTCTAGTCACATGATAATCCCTGACCGCGATTTGGAGGAATGGCTGTACGAGATTATCAGGCAATGTACCCCCGACAATCTTGACCGACTTCAACGAGGCGCATTTTTCCGAAATCTGTACTTATCCGGCGATGAAAACGGCGATGCTGCGATTTATAACAAAACTTGGGACAGCATCGAAGACCTGACAAGCTATATCTGCACCACCACCGATCTTCGATATCTTGTGACATATCCAGGCGGCGGTTCTTCTTTGCAGCGTTCGCAAGCGGAAGCCATCGGACATGAGCTGATGGATCAATCCCGGCATACAGAATTGGACACGCTTTTTGAAGAGGCCACGCGATGGGCGCTTGTGAAGGGCATCACGTTCATAAAAATGCTTTGGACAGTGAACGGGCTGGAGCCGCATCTGATTATGCCCGAATTCATGGGTGTCATGAGAGCTGATGTGAACAGCCTCGATCAGCAAGAAGCTTTTGTTCATTCGACCTATTTGACGCGAAACCAATTCAAGCTTTTGATAAAAGATCACCCTGATTCCAAGAGGATTTACAAACGGGCGATTCAGTTTTCCGCTCAGACACGCTCAGCCGATGGACCTGACCAGGCGGCGATGCTGAAGCAGGTTATCGTGGGAGGTTTCCAGCCATATCAGGGCGTGGGCGGCGTAGGAGCTGCAAATCCACAAACCACAAACGGCATGGTGCAATGGCTGGCCGGTCCATACCCGTCATTTGATCCCAAGATTATCACAGAGCTTGTCCGCGTCGATGAACTATGGATAAGGGATGATTCGCGCACTGATGATGAGGGGCGCCGAGAGTGGAGTACATTCCAGCTCGTTGGTAACATCGTGCTTTTTGGCAAAGAGCAGCGCATGAACATTTTTGCGGATGCGATTGATCCTGCCAATAAACAGTCAATCAGAACGCCGTTTGAAGGAAACCCCCTCGCATTCAAGCAGCCGTTTGTGGAATTCTGCCCGAACAGATTACAGAATTATTTTTGGGGCCGATCCGAAGTTGCCAATTTGGCACTTTTGCAAAGACAACTAAACAAACGTGTGAATGGTATCAACGGGCTTCTACGACTTCAAGAGAATCCGCCCATGGCATTTTTGGGTGGCTCCGGGATGGATCAGGAGAAAAAATCAAAGCTTACAAAACCTGGCGGATGGATGCACGATCCCGATCCAACCGCAAAACCACCGACTGTATTAGCGCCAACGCTTCCGGCCGATTTGTGGACAAGCCTTCAACAAACAGAACGTCTATTCGACGTGATGACGGGCATGACGCCAACGTTGCAGGGATTGGCATCACCTTCTGTTCGCAGCCACGGGCAAACCGGTCAATTGACAACCAATGCCACACCGCGATTTAAAACAAAATCACTGAGAATAGAAAGGTCAATACAGGCCTGCGCCGGTCTATTGCTTGATCTTTTAAAGGCAAAATCTAGCACGCTTATTACCGCATGGGTTATGCCGGAAAAGGAATTTTCTACGGAATTGCTCGCAAAGCTGATTGATCCATCCGTGCAACCGCCCGTACCTGGCATGAAGGCCTATCAATTCTATATGCACGAAATACCTCACAATATCCGCGTATCTGTTGATGCTCACAGTTCTTCTCCTGCGTTTGGCAATGAGGCTCAGGAAAAAGCGATCCTTCTCAAGAAAGCAAATGCGATGTCCAGCACGCAATTTGTTGAACAAATCAATCCTCCAAATGCTGATGCCGTTATTGCAGAAGTCAAAACTGCTGAAGTTGCCGCGATGGTTGCTCAGAAAGAGCAAGCACAGCAACAAGCGGCGGCACCACCTGGGAAAGGAAAAAAATAATCCATGGAAAAGCCAAACAAAACAGCGGATATTATTAAACCGTTTGGAGAGTACAAAACACCTGGTCCGAATGGACGTGTCATAGAAGAATTAACGAAAATTTTGGAACAAGCGCAGCGCGGAGAGATTGTTTCTTTCGCTATAGCAATTATCAGAGAGGGCGGATGGGTCGGGTCAAGGTTCGTTGTTGGAAGCAGCGGAATGTCAGAAATCGTAGGAGCGGTAACGATTTTACAGCATGACCTGGTGGAGGATTGGAAATTCCGGGACAATGACGCCATCTGAATTGCAATTACGCGGTCAACTCCTGTACGGCCGTCAATGGCAAGGCGACTTAGCGCGCAACGTAGGAGTTTCCCGGTGGACAGTAACAGAATGGAAACTAGGTCGCGCCAAAATAAAACCCAGCATTGAAAAAAAGATCGAAGAATTGATGGCTAGGCGTGCAAGAATGTTGCGAAGCATGATTTCCGAAAATTCAACAAAAAAAACGGAAAACCGCTCAAAAACCACGCTAATGTGCGAGGTTTTTTGAGCATATAACTTATTCTTTTGACGGTTATTCTGAAACGGAAATACTAGGGCCACGCCGATATGGGCGGACACAACGGGACCGGTAAAACCGGTGTCCCCTCGACATAGAGGAGTGTGGATCATGGCCAAGCGCAAGATGCACCGTGGCAAGCGGAAGTAATCGCCATTCAGGCGTAAACTGAATGCTATCCCCATAAACATCGTCATCTGAAGGATTTTTCAAAATGGCACGGCGTAAAGGATCACGCGGCAAGCGCAAGTAAGCCAGAACGCGGATGCGTAAAAACCATCCGCATTTTGCCGTGGAAAAATCATGCCCCCATTTGATGGACAAATCCCCCCTGGTCTAGCCGGCATTCTAAGTGCCGTAGGTGGAGCGCCGCCCGGTGGAGCGCCGCCCGGTGGAATGCCTGGTATGCCGCCCGGTGTTCATCCGCCTCTTCCGCCTGGCCTTATGGGAGGGGCGCCAGGTATAGGACCGATGGGCGCCCCACAAGGAAATCCGGGAAACGCTTTAGCGGCGGCTTCAAAGGTCAAATCGGCGGTCACGCTGCTTCAGGAAGCGCTCCCAGCAATCCCGATGGGATCGGATGTCCATAATGATGTCCTAAAAGCCGTTGGAATGCTGGCAAAACATGCGGAAAACCAACCGGCCACAGATCAGTCTCAAATCACGCAATTGATGGCTTTGATCCAAAAACTGGCGACACAGCAGCCGAATGCGGCGCTCCAGCGCATGGCACAGCCCCCCTCGCCTACCGCCTCCCCCGCTTTACCCCCACCGCCCGCACCACCGATGGGAGGCCCCGGCGGGGCGCCCGCAATGGGTGCGGCGGCTTAACCAGGAGCAACGATCATGCCCAAAGGTCCAGGCCCTTACGTCAATACGGTCCCTGCCGAAGGCAAGGAGCCGATTCAGAAAATTGTGCCGTTCGACACCATGGGCATCGGCGCGAATGCGGCTGGATTGCCGGCCGGAACGCGCAATGGCGGCATGGGATTGCAGCACTACGGCACCACGACTGACGGCACAAATGGGAAGGGCAACTAATGTCTGAAACCGTTGAAATTTCATCGGCAGATTTGGCGCTGTATAAGAAAGCCGTGGGGCTGCTTAACCAGCTCACAACTGACAAAACCAGCGGAATTCAAATTCAGCGAAAGCTGAAGGAATTCGATCCATCGCTCAATCTTCCAGGTATTGATGTAGGTGATGCGGTAGTCGCCCCAATCCGCGAAGAATTGAGCGCCACACAAGCGCAGATCAAAGCGCTCCAGGATGAACGCGCCGCCGAGAAGTTGGCGGCGGAAAATTCCAAGATGGAACGCCAGCTACGCGATTCAATCGGCCGCGCTCAGGCTAAGTACAAGCTAAGCCCCGAAGCTACGGATAACCTTGTGAAGTTCATGCACGAAAAGAATGTGGCGGATGCGGAAATCGCCGCTCCAGCCTATCTCGAAACTCTTCCGAAGCCTCCCGCTCCGATCAAGCCAAACGCCTTCGCGCCGCAATATGCCCATTTGTATGGGACGGGCGATGACCGAGGCTCGGACGAAAATATCGCAGCGCTCCATAAAGACCCTGTGAAGTGGTTCGATAATGAAGTGATGAAGATTCTCAATGAGGACGCGGCAAACGCCGCATAGGAGATAACCCGTGTCACAGACCTTCTTCACGAGTGGCGTATCTGGCGGGTTAATGCCAGGCGGCGCACTGGGCCAACAGCTTACAAATATCACCAACCGCGCTGTTATACCGTCGCTGTTCGTGCAGATTTATCAAAGTCATCCCCTTCTCAGCCTCCTGCTGTCTAATGCCCAGTCCGCTCGCGGTGGCGCTTCTCAGATCACCGTGCCGACTCAGGGCAGCAGCTTCACCACCTTCAATTGGGGTAGCTTCGCGGGCGACTTCCCGATGCCGGAAGATCAGGCCGCAATCAATGACGCCAGTTTCAACCTGAAAATTGGCATGGTTCCGATTGGATTCTTCAATCTTGAAGCAATTGTGCAGTCATCGGACGTGATTATTCCGAAGCTACGTGCCGTGACGGCTGATGCGGCGGTGGTTATCAAGCAGGGCATCGCGCAATCCATGTTCACGAATAATTCGGCCAATCTGAACGCGCTCGATAGCCTCTACATGGCCTATGATAACGGCACAAACGTCTCGTCGTATGGCGGTATCAGCAAGACGAATGCTTTCTGGCAGGGCCAATATTATCCCAACCAGGGCGGCATATCTAATATCGCATCCCGCGTCGGCATGGCCACGATGCTAACCCGCGTGCAGACCGGGGCTGGCGGCGAAGACGTAGACTTTGCCGTGATGAACCCGGCGGATTGGGCCACGCTCATGGCAGATTTCATGGGCTTTGAGCAATACCAGACCAATCCGCGAAGCCGCTATGGAAAGGGCGATGTGGTCAATTCCGGTTTCCGGGCGATCCAGGTTCTAAACACGCCAATCTTCCCCGATCCGTGGTGTCCGCGAGGGGAAATGTATATGATAAATTCCCGCTATCTCGCCATGTTTATGTCGGAAGCGGCACCGTTCATCTTCACCGGCTTTGAATCCATGATCCCGCTCGGCCAGCTTGCCAGCATCGGCGTTCTGCTGACCGCCCTCGATCTCGTTTGCTCCAAACCTTCTTCCGGCGCCCATATCACAGGCCTTGCCGCCCCGGCTTGGCCGAATGTGCCTGGCCCGCCGGCAGTGCTGTGATCCCATGACCATTTTTCAGGAGATTTAGGAAATGCCTATTCGCTTTGGCGGTCCTGGTGTCACAAACACCCTAGCGGACCTTACCTCTAACCAATTTGCTTTGCAGCCCGGAGAAGTCTGGGCGCCGCCGGCAAACGGCTATTGGGTCAACCTCGGGCGCTATACGCAGCTCCAGGAATACGATCCCATTACCACCACCTGGCAGCCGATTTCTGGCGTCAAAAACCACACATTCTTCAGCGCTGATGGCGTGAATATGCGGTTTGCAAACACTTCCGGGTGCGCCGTTGGCGCGCTCCTGACCGCAGCTGGCTCTGGCTATACCTCTTCCCCGACCGTTACCCCCTCTGTTGGCGGCTCGGTATGGTTGGCCCTCATCGGCGGCGCGGTTAATACCTCTGTTACAGTTACTTATGGCGGGACCAATTACACCCAGCCTCCCAACGTCTTCTTCAGCGCGCCCCCGGCACCCGGCGTTCCTGCCACCGGCTATTGCACCATCTCCGGCGGCGTGGTGACAGGCGTTACCGTCACCAACCAGGGCGCAGGCTACACCTTCCCGCCCACGGTTAGCTTCTTCAATGATCCGCGCGATAGCACGGGCGCCAATGCCTCGGCCGTCGCCACCATAACCGGCGCCGGGACCGTCACCGCTGTTCTGTGTCTTAATCACGGCGTTAGTACGGCTGGCGTTGTCCCCACCCTCACCTTCTCCGGCGGCGGCGGCAGCTCGGCGGCTGCGACCGCGATCATGAACTTTGCGATTACGGCCTATGCCGTCAGCACCGCTGGCGCAGGTTACACCGCGGCGGCTGGTAGCGTGACAGTCTCGGCAACGCCTGTCCCCACGGCTGGTACGCCTGCCTATACCAATCCGGGGACACAGATTGAAATCGTCACCATGCGGCCGGCGATCATCTCCGCTCCTGTCAGCTCGGCTGGCGCGATCACCGCGACGGGCGAATATGTCGTGGATGGCGGTTCCTATGAAGCGATCCCCGCCGCCGGTTCGATCACCATCCTTGGTAACGGCCTCATCACCACCGCCGCCGTTCTCACCCTGACCATGGGCGGCCTCGTGGACAACGAGTGCTATATCTATCCGTCTTAACGTCCTGCCAGACAATGGAAAGCCCGGCGTGCGTTGAATCGCCGCCGGGCTTTTTATTTGGAGCCCCATAGTGCAGCTCAGCCAGTACATCACGGATACGCAATCCCTGCTCCATGATAATCTGGGCCTGCTCACGCCTGTCTCTCAGCTAACCACCTGGATCAATGAAGCGCGGCGTCAGGTAGCTTATGGCACGGGCTGCATAAACCTTCTCGCTACCGGCATGTCCCCCACTGGCAACCAGGCGCAACCGGGCAGTATGGTCCCCGGCGGATTTACTCCAGGTTCTCAGCTTGTCACGCCATTTCAAACCATCGTTGGCCAAGAGAAATACCCGTTCTCCATGGCTCTGGCACAAATCCAGAATGCCAATGACGGTATCCAATATGTGACGGATATTACCTCT